ATAAAAATCTCCAGGAAATATACCATGGTGTGAGTCGATGCAATCCATTAAGTGACTCATATACTCAGATTGCATCTGACGCTCTAAATCTATAACCGATACTTCTCCAGCATAATCTTTCGCCATAAGATCATAGGCAAATTTACCAACGGTTACTTTTTTTTCTGGTAGATCCATTATTTCTTTTTCTTTTTAGATTCTGAAATCGCTATTGCTATCGCTTGCTTAGGATTAGTCACAACGGGACCTTTCTTGGATCCACTGCGCAATGCTCCTTCTTTAAACTCATGCATTACTTTTTCTATCTTCTTCTGTGATTTCTTTTCGGCTTTATGCTTTGCCATATAAGACTCCTCTCCAAACAGAATAAACTGAAATACATCCGATAGTTTCATCTATCATTGCTCACATATATGAAAATAAGAAATTTCGTTATTATCGAAATATGTTATTTTTGATAATAACGCCCAAGGAGGAATCGAACCTACCGCCCACCAGCCATGCATGCTAGAATCTTCCACTGATATATTGGGCATATTTTCATTTCTTCTTGCGAAGCTTAGAAAGCGTTATAGATAATCGAGCACGTTTTCCTTCAACACCTTTTTTCTTGGAAGCAGATTTAAGTTTTATAACTGGAATCTTTTTTCCTTTCTTGATATGAAGTTCAGCCCTCAAGGCTCCTGGTTTCTTTATGGCATCGGCAATGAAATTTTTCTTACCAGCTGCCATTAGTGCACCATCTTTTTGCAAGTACATTTCTTCTTATTACATTTACATGACTTTTTCATATCACTCTCCCTGTAAAAAGGGGGGCGCCCACTGCTTACCCCCCTGAAATATAAGCACTATCGAACGAGGCTTGTTTCCTCGAATATCAATTTATCATTAGCTCGCTCTTTTTTCTTTCTCTTTTTAGGGTCAGAGGCATTTTTTGGTTTGCCCATGACTTTTTCAAAGATCTTGCGAGCTTTGCCTTCTGGCCTACAAGCGGCTGGCATTAGAGCTTCTTAGGAGAGAATATCTTACGCTTCATCATATCGTCACGATTCATTTGAGAATCAACACCTTCAATCGTATCATCAAGATAAGGTGCCATTGTATGACCAGCCTTAGGATATTCTCGATAGACTACATTTTGTGGCAAGTTTGCTACAGCATGATGATCTTCTTTGAGCATCATTCCATCCATCATCTCTTGACGACGACGAGGATCAACTCCAGCGTAGTATTCCGCCCATTGCATATCCTTGCCTTCATGACGCTTACCTGGCTCCATATACATGCCAGATTTTTCATGATGCTTTTCATGTTTAGCGTGGTGTCTTTTAGCTGCCATAATGGCTCCTTTGTGTAGTAACTGCAGTCGGCACTATGCCCCGCAACGATTAACGTCTAACTACCCTGTGTCATTGGTTGGCCTTCGTATTCCTTAGGATGCACCTGGGTATCTGGTTGTTGCGCCTTCATAATGTTAGAAAGCGACAATAATTTCTCTATGTGACCGATATCTATTCCATCAACCTCTTTAAGAGCCTTGATTAGATTCAACAGGGCAATATCATGATCTTTTTCAGCTGCCGCTCGACGCTCAATCGCAAGGGCTTCATTTTCTTCAACGCGAGATAGGCGCTCAACGCCAAGGCCTTGATTTGCTGTGGCAAGAGCATCTTGAGCCTTGATCTTAGATTGTATCTCTTGCATCGCGAGTTGTTGCTGCATTTGCTGTGCTTGCTGTTGTGCTTGTTCGGCTTTAGCCATGTTTTCCATGACCTTCTTCTTGCCTTGCATTGTAGTGACATCCATGATGTCCTCATTGCTAATAGGAACACCAGCTTCACGCAATTGTAGTCGTTGAGCGAGTTCCATCTGCTTCTGAGTTGTCGTGTTGAGACCCTCTTCGACGGCGGCTCCATAAGTTCCGAAAGCTTTCGAATAGAATAGCGGGGCTGGCCTCTCGCCTTCGAGTATCTTTTGAACCTTTCCAGGAGTGAAGTTCTTCTGAATCATATCAATCATGCGCTTACCAAGAATCTTCTGGGAATGGTCAAGCTGATCAAAAAGTATTTGTAGTGTGGTAAGACCAGCTCCTTGCCGTAGCATGGATAGTATTCCAGCCTTGTCATCAGTGGCAGAGCCCAGAAGTTCTTCATTAACACCGGATATCTCTTGAATCTCTTGGGCAAGTATCTTTGAGAGGTCTATCATAGAAGGAGGTATCTGGGGCGCTTGTATTGGCTGAACATCTGTCATGTTCGCATCTCGTTTTATTGCTATTCCCTTACCTTGACCTTGCTGTTGATAGAGATCCAAAGGATTGACGACAGAGTCTTCCTTATAGATAAAACCGGAGTTCATTTGAGACTCGAGGATATCGAGTTCGATTATTTTACGACGATTATATAAGTACTGAGCATCCCGCAAACCACGAACAATCCCCTGAACTCGATAATCGAAGTAAGGCATCTGTGGATTATAGTACGCAAATACTGGCACAAAAGGATAATCGTCTATACCAGAAGGCTGTGGCCCGTCATAGATAACCTTGCCCTGGACCACAATAGCGAGCCGAACGGTGGGTATTTGTTGATCTATAACGGTTACTTGTGGATATAGTTTTAGATATTGCTTCAGCGAATCATCATCCTTGCCCATCCATTCAGTGGTTTCACCAGTCTGAGAATCAGCAAGCATCTTCTGATATCGATAGTCACGATAATAGTACTCGTCGTATGTCATTAAGTTTTTTATGCCATAATTATATGATTCAGGCATAAACTGGAACTTACCATCTCGACCAGATCCTGCGTCGTTCTCAGGAATAGATAGAATCTCTTCTTCTCTATCCGGAAATAGCGACAAGATAGATCTCTTGGTGAGAAATGATCGCTTCCATATTGAATTACAATCAGATAAATCTGGTTTCCTAAAATAGGGATCTACTAGGAACGCATTATACGAGCAATTATCGACCTTAATATTTCCAGAAACCGGATCATTGCGATAGTCCATCCATATATGTAAGAAGTTTAGACCAGTTACCAAAGCACCATCAAATGACTCTGATACCGTTTCCAGAACTCCTTCTTGATTATTAACCCACATCAATATCTTAGTGAATTGATCAGCAGTCTCAGTGTCGCCGTTCTCGACAGGAATAACGATCGTCGACTTGCGATTTCTTCGCTGATGACCACCGATCATGTTCTTAACGCGTCGTATTCGATTGAAATTAAATTGACGACGACGATTAGCGGGAAGATTACCATAAACATCAGACCATACCGTCTGGTCGCCTGCTTCGAACCTGGTGTCCGTATCTGCCTCACCCCAAAAAGCTTGGTTGATTGTTATCGCTTGGGCGTAAAAAGCCTCCATGCGAGCCAATATCTCACGATTTGGTTCATTATAATACTGTGGTCCAAGTTCGGGAAATATCATTAAGGTGTATCCTTTGTGGCGAATGATGCCTATCAAAGGAGAATGCTAACTTAAATAACGTTCGTTTTAAAGATATTTGTTATTCTGTCGGGGGCTTGGGCCATGGCATCCAGTAAATGACAGGATTATTTAATAGGTACGTATGTCTGGATACCCAACCACCATCATCCTGTAATCCTTGTCTTCTATAACCAGACTCGACCTGATATCTTGGGCCATTAGGTCTAAAATTCCTAATCTCTATCGCCATCAAAACGCGATCATCTAATCCAGGCAATCGATCCTTAACGCTTATCCATTCCATATTAAAACTTTCGTTAATAACCGGCCCTTAAACACAACCATATTAAACATATCTTTAATATATTATACAGGAACCCGGCAAGTTGATATACTTAAAGTGATTTAGTAAAAAAACAAGGGGTCATAATGCCAAGTCTCATAAGATATATCATGTATCACATAGCATACATATCATCATGTGCATTTATTGGGCTTTTGTGGTCAGAATATCATTTTTTAAGAACGAGAATAATAGCAGGAATAATTATTGCTACTTTGCTTGCCATTTTTACATGGGAAAACGATAAAACAATGTTACAGATCGATATAAATCGAATGGTCGATCAAAGAATACTCGAAATAAGTAAAAACCAGCAAGAACTAGAAGAAAAATTAGAGATGATGGCGTCCCTTCCCCTAGCAATGCCGGGTGACGAGATATGGGAAAAGAAGTGAATTGTACTTATAAAGCAAATGGCTACTGTGAAAGCAGCAAGAATAAGAAATGTTGGGATAAAGGCGGCCAATGCCAATCAATAAAGTCATGTAAAGACAAATCATATTGCGGATTTACATTAGGATTTAAAAAGTGCCAAAACTGCTTGCACGATAAATTTATGAAACAATATGAAGAAACAATCTAATATTCAGGACATTCAGGAATCATCATCCA